TGGTCAAGATTTATGTCGCCATAAACATCATTCAGTTCATCTGGTGTTACCTCATATCCGCAAAGCAGACACTCCATTCCATAGGCAGACATATCACCATTATAACAATATTCCGTTTCAATAAAATCTGAAGGTCTTGGTGATTCATTGAATTTTTCTTTACACTCGTGTCCGAGTCTTTTTGTTAGATTCTCATTTATAACAAAAGCCATCATTCCACCTCATTTTCTTCCTTTATTTCAACCTTTACAGACATAATGTCTGAAACACATTCGTTAATAGTTGAATCGAATTGAAAGTTAACTTCAGCTGTTTTAAGAGCTTCTTCTTCATTGTTTGCTTTTATTTCATACTCGCTATGAAACATTACATTATATGTTTTCAAAGTCTTGATTGTACCATAACTATTTGAGGGAATGATTATTATTTTGTGTTTCATTTTGTACTCCATTCATCTTTTTGTAATTCCAATCTGTATTTATCGTACAGGTATTTATAATGCTCATTTATAACAAGGTATCTTGCCCTTGACATTCCTGTTAATTGGAATGCTTGGAAATTAAGCATATCATAACCTCCAAACCTTCTGACCTGCTCGTAATTGAGAAAATCATTTTTTGTTATCTTGCTTATATTCATTTTTAACCTTTTGTTTAAATGTTTAACCTAATTGCTACAAGATTATAACCTACTTACAACAATCAAGTCAAGTCTTTTTTTAAAAAATATAATTCTGATTTATAATTCTGATTTATAATTCTGATTTATAATTCTGATTTATAACGCTGATTTATAACGCTGATTTATAACGCTGATTTTTTTTACCTAAAGTGATACTTTAAGTGAATCCTGTAAATCGAGTGGGTAGAAAATGGCAAAAATTACCCACCTCAAAAACTTTGCCCCTTTTAACTTTAGCCCTTGATTCTTAACTTGTGAGGGGTTAATTTATTTGTATATTATGAGCAACTTACAACCAAAACAGAGGAAAAAAATGGAAAATCAAAAAAACACGCCCACAGTAAAAGAGCTTAGCGAAGCCGTTGACGCTATATCTGAACTATCCGACCAACTTGATAAACTGTTCTCAATGACCATCGAGGAAAGCCTTGAACACTACAACCGAGAACAAATGGCAAAGAGGGGAGGTAAAAAATGATTGAGTCCATAATATGTACATATTGCGAGATGGAGACAGATTATGACTCTCATTTTGAGGTATGGTGTGAGCCCTACTGTGAGGACTGTTACCTTGAAAGGTTTGATTATTGCAATAATTGTGAGGACTATTACCGAACTGATTATGGTTATTGTGAAAGCTGTGACGATGAAAAGAGTAAAAAAATTCACAGTTACAGCTACAAACCAGAAACACGCTTTCACTTTAAAGACAATAGGCAACGCTTTTACAATAATTACAGGCGGTGTTTTATCGGTATTGAGTTAGAGTTAGAGAACAACGGCGAACACAGCCACACAGAAGACCTTGCGGAGCAAGTTTTGAACGAGTACGGCGGTGAAGAGGTGGTTTACTTAAAAGAGGACGGCTCACTTGATGATGGATTTGAAATTGTAAGCCACCCCAGAACGTTTAGAGCTTGGCGAACTGGAAATTACAGAATTTATGACTCAATTTTCTCCTTAAACTCAGAAGGGCTACGCTCTCACGACACCAACACTTGCGGTTTACACATCAACTTGAGCCGCTCCAGCTTTTCACGCTCTCACTTATTCCGCCTAAAGAAGTTCATATTTCACAACCCCTATTTCATTACGAGGATAAGTAGGAGGAAAAAAAGAAACCTCCAAAGATGGTCGCCTGTATTTAAAGACAGGGAACAAGTTCACAATTTGGACGATAATCTGGTTATTGGTGCGTCCGGGTGTTTATTCACCACTCGTGATATTCTCAAAGGTCTTACACGCTCTAACAAGTACAGCGCTGTAAATACCTGCTCTGATAGGGTGGAGTTACGCTTTTTCAGGGGTACGCTCAAGAGGGAAACCTTTGGAGCATCAATCGAATTTGCTCACGCTCTATATGAGTTTACCAAATCAGCACCTGTGAAGAGTTTAAACCCATCAAAGTTCTTAAGGTTCATTAACAGCAAACCAAATATGAAAAAGTATATCAACTTTCAGAAATGGGTATCTGAAAGAGTAAGCTCTAAAGAGATTATTCTAAATACGCTTTTTTATGAAAACGTATTGAGGAGCGAGAGGGCAATTAAGAGAAACGAACCAAGAACCCTAATAGATAGCAGATTAAACCATTTAATTCATATAGGAGAATAAATATGTGCATAGCAATACACCAACCACGCAACACAACGCTAAAAAAGAGGACGTTAAGAAAATGTTGGGATGTCAATCCAGATGGAGCCGGGCTAATGTTTGCGGACGGCGGCGAAGTTCGAACCAGCAAACACAGCACCTTTGATGGATTTTACACAGAGTACAGCAAGGTAAAAAGAACAATAGATCCAGCCGATCTGGTTATTCATTTTAGGATAGCAACACACGGCGGAATCAATGAAAGAAACACACACCCTCATCAAGTTAATCTAAATACTTGGCTGGTTCACAATGGGGTAATTAGTCAGCAATGCGTCAAGGGTTCAATGCTGTCAGATTCTATACACTTTGCAAAGCTCCTGGGCAACCTTCCTCTTAACTTCACCAATAACAAAGCTATTATGGAGCTGATTTCAGATTACATTGATACTGATAAAATCATATTCTTAAATAGTTCAGGAGAGGTTAACATTGTCAACAGGGAGCTTGGCTTTGAAAAATATGGTTGCTGGTTTAGCAATTCCTATCCGTTCAAAGCTCCTGTTGTTTACAAGAGATTCAGCTTTAATGATTATGACTGCCAATCCTGTAAACGTGGCATTTCAGAGCGTGAAGATGAAGAGACCGGCGGTCTGTGTTATGAGTGCCTATATGAACACTATCAATACCCATCTGGAGCTGTTGGGGTTACCCACTAACACCCCTCACCCCTACCCATACCAACGCCTCTTCCTTCCTCAATCACAGGAGGGGAGGGGCGGATTTTTTTGAGGGTGTGTTCGTATATCAGCCCTCCGCTCAAAGTGCAAAAATTAACGCCCAAAAACACATTTTTAGAAAAATACTTGAAAGAACGCCCAATTGGTGTATAAATTAGAGTGGATTATGATTAGAGTATATATATAAAGACTGATGAAAACCTTATCATTGGTTTCTACAGTACACTTAATATTACTATAGGGAAATGCGATTCATCAACCACTTTTTTATTATAGTTAAATGCAGATATTGTTGGAGATAGGGATTTCTTGGGTATTTTAAATAGATTAAATATTATTTTGGGTTTTTAATCCGAAATCAACAAATGCATATGTTGAAATCAACAAATGGGAAAAGGTTATAATATGAGTAATAAGCCAGTAAAGCTGAACCCGAAGAAGTTAATAGCCATTGAGTGCTTTGTAAATAACCCACAGATGAGGTATGTGGACGTTGCCGAGGCTGTTGGTGTTCATCAGGATACAATAAAGCAATGGAGGAAAGACCCATTATTCGTGGAGGCTATTTATGATAGATATATGGTTTCCTTTGGGGCTGAACTTCCTTCTGTCCTGAATGCGATGGTCAGGGAGGCTTGTGCTGGTAATGTTCAGGCTGGAAGGTTGGTTTTAGAGCATTCTGGGAAGCTGGTCAAGAATGTTAATGTAACTATAGACTCTCCATTTGATAAATTCCTTAAATCGAGCGATTCTGATGGTAAAATAGAGGAAAAAGAGAAAATTGACGCTATTGAGGCTGATTTTGAGGTAATGGATATGCCCAAAAGGGATGAATCCAATGATTTACCAGAAGAAAGGGAAGAAAATGAAAAAGAAAAGCTACAAAAGGAAATTAGTGACGAATATAAGAGGGCAAAATATCTAAAACAGAAAAAAGACAGCTATGAGTTAAAAAAACGTGCTAAAGCTGTAGGTTTAGATATGCTACCGCCCAGAAGGCATAAAAAGAGCGAAAAAATCGCTTGGATTGAAGAATTAGAAAAAAGAGAGAGGCAGAATGAAGAATAGTGACTATATGGAGTCCGAAAGACTATATAGAGATAGGGATATAGCCAGATTCTTTGATATTATTCATTATCTTGGTGAGGAATGGATAGGATGGGGGGACGGAGATAAAGATAGGGGAAGGTTTTTGGGGCAAATAGCCGCCTACAATAGAAGATATAAGAAAAAAATAACTATTTAACCTCAATAATGTTGTCAATGTCTGTATCAACTGGTACTACCTGACAGTAGCAGTGTTGTTTGCATACAGACCACCCAGTTGACGGCATCCCTCTGGAAACCCAACCGTCCCAAGTATCAACTTCACCAGCTCGGGCTAAACAATCTGGACAGTTTTGCACCCCCTGTGCAACCACCCATCTGTAACTTACGTTCTGCCCCACGTTGAGTTCTCGACGTGATATTTGCATAATTCCTCCCACAACTCCTCGCTTAATGGAATTTGCATATTCTCCGAAGATTCTACCATTGGATTTAAGGTCTGTATCAAGAAGCCGAGCAATTGATTGTTCTGAAACTCCAGCGTTTGCAAGTCCTTCAATCTGCTGTCTAATTCTTTGTCCGAAGATTGCGATGTCATATCCGAGGATTTGAGCAACCCATCGAACAACTTCTCTATCTCTCGTATCAAAGTCATTAATATCAACATTTCTTCTTTTTTCATCTGACATTACCCAATCCTTACGGTTTCACCTATGGCATTAAGTTTTTTAAACCTTTCGCTAAAACCTCTCCATAGGTCATTATACTCCTTCCTCCTGAAAAATGCTTTCGGAGTATCAAAGAACCTCCTTGATGGAACTTCTATCCCTTCAGTATTTTCTTCAAAGTAAATTTTATTTTTTCTTGCCACTAATCGAACATCGCCAGATTTACCTTTGTAAAATTTCGGTATTTTTTTAGGGGTAAATCCTTCATTCTGATGTGTGCCATAGTGAACCATAGTGACAGCGTATCCATCCCCATCTGGAATCACCTCTATGCTTCGGTACAAATTACCAGTAGCATAAAGTGGTATGTCTCCAGATATTCCCCTTTCTTGACGAACTATTCTTGTAGAATTTTCTAATCCTTTAAAATTGCCACCAGTTACAATATCTTTTTCTCTTTCGATACTCATTCTTACCATATCAGCATTTAATTCCGCAGTCTCCTTAACGTGCCTTTTCATCTCACGAATAAGACCCTTTTGAAGGTTTTTAGGAAGAAAGGTCATCTTACCGCTTACCTTATAAGACATCAGAAAACTCCTTTCCTACGTCTTTTGCTTCTAAAAATGCACCAAGATTGTCTGAAATCAATTTTTCAGCCTGTTCTTCAGCCCATTTCTCTGGATTTTCCATAATTTCCTCGATACGACCATCTAAAGAGACTTCAATATCGTTTAATTCGTTAAGCCTC